CTAATAATATAGTTAGTCTTCAAGCAACTTCAGATAAATACTTTCAAAACTTTTCTATTAAGTTTGATGAAAAAGTTCCCACAGAGGGAACTGGTCCAGATGGATCTCATGTTTATATTGATCCAGAAACTGGAGAACTGGTTGTTGAAGCCGTTAATATGGCGGAAGATGAACAAATAGAACTAGAAATTACCATCAGTGGTACAATATATGAGGCGGACATTTAAATGATAACTGACACTGGAAAATCGATAATTGGTAAGTATTTGCTTGGACAGGCTCCAGCATACGCTTCATACATTGCCGTTGGCTGTGGGGCGCAACCACTTGAAACCGCAGACCCATACGGAGATTACTCTGAAAAACAAAATCTAGACTTTGAAATGTTTCGTGTTCCCATATCATCTAGAGGATTTGTAAATGACGGTGCAACAGAAAAACTAGTCCTTACAGCAGAATTGCCAACAGAAGAAAGATATGAGATTACAGAGATTGGTCTTTACTCAGCAGGATCAAACCCATCTGCTGGTGCCTATGATAGCAAAACTGTTTTTGCATTTACACAGGGAGAAAACTGGCAATACCATACAGCAGTAGCAGCAACATCTATTCCCACAATTACAGAACCTCTTGATGACCCATTAGATGATAACGTAATTGCAACAGCAGATCCAGTATTTCAAACAAATGCAGATAACTCAATTTTTTATAAATCTCCACGTCCAGAAAGATATGAACGTGCAAGATTTTTAAATAATATTATTTTAATTCAAGGAGATGACTCAGACTTAACTATTGATGCAAGTACTGGCGCTCCTGCTGGACACTTTGTTATTGAGGCTGGATCTAATCACATACACCTAACTGGAGCAGATGTTAATTTTAGTAGAAACTCTCCGATAGATGAACTAAGGCTTGCATTTTCTATTATTAGCAAAGACGGAGATTCCGCATCAGTTCCAGATACAGTTAGAATATTAGTTGACTTTGCATCAACGGACTCAGAAACTCCAGATGAGTTTGCTAGATTTGAAATTGAACTAGATAATGGCAGTGGTACTAGCGGAACATATGATTTTGCTACTAATAGATATTATGTAGCATCTACACAACTACAAGAGTTGTACCAGACACAAGGTTTTACTTGGAATGCTGTTACTGTAGTTAAAATTTATGCTTGTGCTATCGTATCAAATGTACCTTCTGATGACTACTATATTGCACTTGATGCTCTTAGACTAGAAAATATTGCAACAACAAATCCTTTGTATGGATTAACTGGATACTCGGTTGTAAAAAATACAGATGCAGAAACAATTGTTAAATCACCAAATACAAGTAATTATATTGAATTTAGATTTTCTGTTGGGGTAACGTAATGGCTAATGAAACAATTAAAAAATTTAAGGTACCACTTACAGATATGCCACCAATTAGTAGCATAACTGAAGGATATGACTTAAGATATAGGGTTATATCATCAGATAAAAACAGAACTTCTCATTGGTCCCCAGTATATTTAATCCAGCCAGACTATACATTTACTCCTGGAGTTATTGCATTTAATAAAGCGGGAAGTATTGCTAGCCTTGTATGGGACTCAGTTAGCATTAATAAAATAGATGGAGCAAGTACTTATTTTATTAGAAAAGAATCTCAGTATGATTTTTGGGTAAGATGGGATAGAGGTGGAAGTAATGGTGATTGGTTATATAAAGAAAGATTGTCAACAACTTCTTTGTCTATTCCAGTTCCATCTACATATACCGTAAACGGTGTAGTTCAACCAAGCCAACCAAATAGAATGAGTGTTGAAGTTTACCTTCCAGGATATCCAATTCAAAGATCAGATGGCGCTGCTGGAACACCGTTTTTAAAAGTTTACAGACTTCTCAATGAGACTGTTTAATGATATAATGGAGAGATAATGGCTAAAGTACCGCTACCAGAACGAGGACAACCTCTAGATTTAACATACATTTATCAATTAGTTGATACTGTTAATGATTTATCTACACAGGTTTCATCAGCAACCTATAACTATACAACAGTTGATACTATTTCTGCTGGAAAGCAGAGCATAAAAACATCTGAAGCAAGAGTTGTTGGTGGCTATGTAGAGGTTGCAAATAACTCTACAGTAAGTGCTGGAAATGAAAAAACATTTGCGTATGATTTTCCTTCAGATTTTAAGTATGCTCCAATTGCGTCCGCAACGGCGGTAAATATTGGAAATACTCCAGCAGGTCAAAACGTTAATGTTATTTTAAAAAGTGTAACAACTTCAAGAGTAGAAGGCATTGTAAGATTTGGTGCATCTGGAGATCTTTCTCTAGCAGTCCACCTTATTATTATTGGTATACCAAACTAAAGGGGACTGGGTAATGCATTGTGGGAAATGCAATGGCAGAATGTTTGTTGACAGACAATATTCTAGCCAAATACATATTGAAACTTATTGCATCTGTTGTGGTTCAAGAAAATTCTTTCATCCACCTTCAGATAGCAAGGAGGGTAGATGGATTTTAAACCAAGAAAACTTGAGAGCAAAGACTACAATAGTCAGCCTGTAATTTCTGGAAACAAAAATATTTGGTTCCTTAATGGCGATTTAGTTAGACTGCATCATAGTTCAAGATCAACTGGTATGGTTTCTGTTTATAACATAACAAAAGATAGACTAGAAACATGTTTTCGTGCTGACTTTAGAAAAAATAGACAAAAGGCTTACACTGTAACAGAAACTGCTAAACTTGTCAATAGGCACAGAAAATATTTTCCATTATTAATTAAACGAGGAGTCATTCCTCCACCAATGGGTTCTCAACTAAACGGGGTACGTCATTGGCAAGTAAGAGCATACTACTCTGAATCGCAACTAAAAGAGATACGTGATATACTTGCAAGTATACATATTGGAAGACCAAGAAAAGATAATTTAATAACAAACAATATGACTCCTACGAGTCAAGAGTTGACACGAAGAACTGGCGATGGTATACTGGTTTATACAAGAACTGAAGATGGAAGATTTATTCCAATTTGGAATGAGAGCATTAATTAATGGAGGCAATGGTGGAAGAAATTACAGAAAACGTTATTGAAAGACAAAACACAAAAGTATCTGCAACACTTGGATACACGCTTAACCTGGGTAACTTTCAATCACTAAGAGTTGATCTTGGTGTTGTTGATTACACTCGTGAAGGCGAGACAACAAATGAGGCTATGGATCGAATCTACGCATTTGTTGAAAACAAAGTAATCGAAAAAGTAAACGAAGCAAAAGCCGAAATCGTAGCAGAGTAGAGTGGCTGAACGCAAAGACCGAATGGCTTTGCTCAGTCGCTACAACAAACTTTACTTGCAGAGATATGAGAAAAAGTCTAATATCAACTTAAACGTTGAGCAGTGGGCATCCGATGCCCTTGTTGAATCCTATGGAATTTCTGCCTGCTATGACTTACTTGAATATTACTTTGGTATTGCACAGGATCCAACTTGGAACTTCTTTGCATACAATGCAGAAAAAATTCTTAATGGTAAACTTGATAAAGAACAAGACGATAAAGAGCGAATAGAGCGTAGGGCAAGAGCGAAGGAGTGGTTGAGTGAATAATACAGAGGCAAAACTAATCACTGCTGTTTTAACCGATAAACAGGTTCATGTTCTTTTACAAGCAAATGTAGATAATTTACTAAGAACACATAATGATGTGTGGAACTTTATCAGAAATTATTCTGAGGCAAATGGCACAGTTCCACCAACATCTTTGGTTGTAGAGAAGTTTAGAGACTTCGTACCAGCCGAGGGTATAGGAGCAACAAAGCATCACCTAGATGAATTACAAGTAGAATATCTAAACGACAGTCTTAAAGATATAATCCGTAACGCTGCATCTGAAATCCAACAGGGTGAAGGATCTAAGGCACTAGAAGAACTTATTACTAAGACTTCAGAGTTAAAGAAGAATACATCCTCTATTCGTGATATTGATGCTACAGATATTGATTCTGCTATTGCATACTTTGAAAATCTAAAAAAGCAACAGGCACTTGGACATATTGGTATCAAGACTGGACTTCCAGGATTTGATAACTACCTACCTTCTGGAATTATGCCAGGACAACTAGGGGTGTTCCTTGCTTATCCAGGTATTGGAAAGTCATGGCTTGCTCTTTACTTTGCTGTACAGGCTTGGAAGCAGGGCAAGACACCGCTAATCATCAGTCTTGAAATGTCAGAGACAGAAGTTCGTAATCGTGCTTTTACTATTATGGGTGAAGGTCTTTGGTCACACAGAAAACTTTCTAATGGTGATGTTGAAATGGACATGCTAAAGAAGTGGCATGAAAGCAAACTTCAGGGCAGACCACACTTTCATATTATTTCAAATGATCAAGGAGGAGAAGTTACTCCTTCTGTAATTCGTGGAAAGATTGATCAGTATAAGCCAGACTTTGTTATTGTAGACTACCTGCAACTTATGAGTCCAAATCAAAAGTCAGATAACGAAACGGTACGAATGAAGAACCTTTCTCGTGAACTTAAACTTATGGCTATTAGCGAAGAGGTTCCTATCATGGCAATTTCTTCTGCAACACCTGATGATGTAAAAGATTTAAGCACTGTTCCTACTCTAGGACAAACAGCATGGTCTAGACAAATTGCTTATGATGCTGACTGGGTTTTAGCCCTTGGTCGTGGCACCAATAGTGATATCATTGAGTGTGCATTTAGAAAAAATCGTAATGGATTTATGGGAGACTTTTTAGTACAAGCAGATTTTGATAAGGGATATTACAGATACAAGGATTTTGAAGACAAAAATGGCTAAAGAATTATATACAACACAACAAATACACAGAGTTCTAACTGGTGCAGGAATTGAGATAGAGGCTGAGTATGGAACTGATTATATAATTTTTTGCCCCTATCATAATAACAATAGAACTCCAGCAGGAGAAGTTTCAAAAGAGTCTGGTTTATTCTTTTGTTTTGGATGCCAAACAACAAGAAGTTTAATTGAGTTAATTATGCATATGACGAACAGAACATATTTTGAAACTGTTAGGTTTATCAAGAGCAAAGAAACAGAAACAAACATTGAGGCTGTTGTTAACAAAGCACTGCATCAGATGCCAGACTTTGTTCAGTATGACGAGTTATTAATTAAAAGATTATGCAAGCAGGCAATTGATTCACCAAGAGCAATGACTTACTTTGAGGGACGCAGACTGACTAAAGAATCAGTTATAAAATTTGATCTTGGATATTCAGAAAAACAAGATTCGGTTGTTATTCCAATGCAGTCGCCAGATGGCATGTCTATTGGATTTGTTGCAAGAACTATTGAAGGCAAAGAGTTTAAGAATACTCCAGGTCTTCCAAAGAGTAAAATATTATTTAATCTTCACAGAGTAAAAGCATCAAAGATAGTTTATGTTGTTGAATCTTCTTTTGATGCAATCAGATTAGACCAAGTAGGTTTCCCTGCGGTTGCTACCCTAGGGGCAAATGTTTCATCAAGCCAGATTGAACTTTTGAAACGGTACTTTACAGGTGTCGTATTAGTAGCAGACAATGATGAGGCTGGAGCAATTATGTCTGAGAGGCTTACTGAAAAGATGGGCAACTTAGTCACAGTTATTTCACCTGATAAAAAATATAAAGACATAGGCGATATGACAGATGATGAAATTAGAAAACTAGAGTTTCAGTTTGACAATGTTATAGACTCTATGCTAAAATAATAAAAACACTTATATAAGGAGAAAAAGATGACTATTGTAAAGGGATTAAAAAATATCAACGCCCTAGTCGACAAACCAAAATACGAAGGTACTGGAACAAAAGTTCGTTGGGTTAAGTTAGCAGACGGACAAGCAGCAAAGATTAGATTCGTTAATGAATTAGACCAAGATTCAGCAAACTATAATGAAGATCGTGGATTAGCAGTAGTGTGTTCAGAACACACAAATCCAAAAGACTATAAGCGCAAGGCAGCATGTACACAGGAATCTGAAGGACGTTGCTTTGGTTGTGAAATGGCACGTAAAGAGCCTAAGTCTGGTTGGAGAGCACGTCTGCGCTTCTACACAAATGTTTTGGTAGATGATGGAACAGAGGATGCTTATGTTGCTGTTTGGTCACAAGGCATTAGCAAGCAATCCGCATTTAATACAATTCGTGAGTATGCTCTTGAAACAGGAAGCATCTCAAATCTACAATGGAAGTTAAAGCGTAATGGTCAGGGAACTGAAACCAATTACACACTTATTCCAAATGTACCAGATTCAGAGCCATTCAAGTGGGACGGTTATGAATTTTTCAACCTAGACAAGGTTGTTCGTGAGGTTCCTTATCCAGAGCAAGAAGCATTCTACTTTGGATTCGACACTCCATCTGCTACCAGCACAAATATTGACTGGTAATAGATGAATTATGTAGGTTTGCACGTCCATACACACTACTCCTTAATGGATGGTGTTGCTACTCCAGAAGAATACGTTAACCGAGCAGTTGAACTTGGTATGCCAGCATTGGCTATCACAGATCATGGTTCTTTATCTGGGCATAGGGAACTGCACCGTATTGCAAAAGCAAAGGGCATCAAACCAATTCTTGGCGTAGAAGGCTATATGACAAGGGATATGAATGACAAGAGAGCAAAGGCAGAACGTACTGATCCTCTTGATTTGAATTATCATCATATAGTTCTTCTCGCTAAGAATCAAACAGGTCTAGAAAACCTAAACAAGATTAATGAAATTGCTTGGACAGAAGGATTTTTTAGTAAGCCAAGATTTGATTTTGATGTATTAAAAAAGTATAAAGAAGGACTTGTTGTTACATCTGGCTGCCTTAGTGGTTGGATTGCCAAGGCGGTAGAACTAGGTGAACTGGCAACTGCAAAGCGACATATGCAATGGTTTAAAGATGAGTTTGGTGATGACTATTATATTGAAGTAATGCCACACAACTCTGCTGAAATCAATAAAGGTATTATTGAACTTGCAGATGCTCTTAAGATTAAGATTGTTGT